ATGAAACAGATCTTCAGATGGTTATGAAAGCACATAAGAATCTGACAGATATTATTGAAAAATCAAACGAAGATAATGAGAAAGGGGAATTGGAAGACATGCTTAAAATCAACAAGTCTAAAATGACCGCAGAAGAAAGAACTGCGTATGATGAACTTATCAAAAAATATGCAGTAGAAACAGAAGAACAGACAGAAGAACCGGTTGGAAAGAGTGCACCTAAAGCGGAGGATCCGGATATTGTAGATGATTCCGAAGTTACGAAAACTCAGAAGTCAGTAACACCGCCACCAGCAGCACCTACAACAGAGACAAGTGCAGACACCGGAGATGATATCTACAAAGGATTACATCCTGCTGTAAGAGCAAGATTAGAGGCTCTGGAAAAGAGAGCGGCAGAAGCAGAAGAAAGAGAGCTTCTTGATGTCGCAAAGAAATATGAGATTGTCGGAGAAAAGCCGGAAGAATTAGTGAAAACTCTGAAGTCTTTAAAGGATGCAGGCGGAACCGCATACAATGATATGATTAGCGTTCTGGACAGAAGCGTTGATATGGTTGAGAAGTCTGGCGTATTTAGCGAAATTGGGAAGTCCTTCTCAGGCAATCCTGTAGCATCTATTAAGAAGTCTGCAGCAGAAAGTAAGATCGATACTATTGCAAAGGGATATATGGAAAAAGACTCTGCTCTGACATATAATGCAGCTCTTGCAAAAGCGTGGGAGGATCATCCAGAACTCTTGGATGAATATGAAGCAGAAGCGGGCTATTGAGAAAGGAGTGAAGAAAGATGGGTACAAACTTTAACGGAACAATGATCAACCAGTCTGTGACTATCGCAGAAAAGGCAGGAGCTGATATTGCAGATGTCCGCAATCTTATTCTGAAATATGATGAAGATGGAAATGTAGTGATCGCCGCAAACGGAACAGCACCCCTGCTCGGCTTATCTATTATCGAAGGTGGCTACAACGATATTTCTGGTGCTGAATCAGGAAAAGTAAAGAAAGGTGATGATCTTGAAATCCAGATCAAGGACATTGGCTATGCAATTGCGTCTGCGGAAATCAAAAAAGGACAGGAAGTCACAGCCACCACAGGTGGAAAGGCAGCAGTAGCTAAAGCGGGAGAGTACGTGATTGGTGTTGCCCTCAATTCTGTGTCTGCCGGAGGATACAGCAGAATCCAGATTGCAAAATATCAGAAAGCAAAAGCGTAAAGGAGGAATGTAAACATGAGAAATACAACAGCGGGAATTAAGGCTGAAATCGCAAAAGGCGTGTTCAGACCCCACACAGCACTTACTAACATGGCACTGGCTTATTACCAGAATGCCAGCAATTATTTCGCAAAAGCTCTTTTTCCAACCTGTCCGGTAGGTCTTTCTTCTGACAATTACTACATTTTTAGCAGAGAAGATCTCCTGAGAGATAACTGGCAGAGAAAACCGGCATATGGCAAAGTTGACCCGACAACAATTGGCGAAAGCACTGACAACTATGTCTGCAAAGTAGATCAGATGATTATGGGTATCGACCAGATTCGCCAGACCGACCTTTCCAGACGTCAGGGTCCATCTATCATTCAGCCTAAACAGCAGCGCACTAGAACAATTGCAGAACAGGCTAACATCCACCAGGACCGTTTGTTTGCAGCGAGCTATTTCAAAGAAGGAGCATGGAAGAACGAACTTGAGGGTGTTGATAACACCACTCCAAGCACAAACCAGTTCATTAAGTTCAGCAATGCAAATTCTGACCCTATTGCATTTATCGACAAAGAGAAGACCGACATGAACCAGCAGACAGGTCGCATGCCGAATCGTCTTGGTCTTGGTATTAATGTATTTAATGCTCTGAAAGTACATCCGGGCATCCTCGAAAGGGTTAAATACGGTGGAAGCACCGCAAATCCGGCATCTGTAACAGAGAATGTGCTTGCGCAGTTGTTTGGAGTTGAAAAGATTGTAGTGCTTAAATCCATTATGAACAGTGCAAGCATGGGCGCAGATGAAGAAATGCAGTATATCGGAGATCCGAACGCATTTCTACTGGCTTATGCAACTAACGCACCGAGTATCGATGAACCGTCTGCAGGTTATATCTTCACATGGGATATGCTCGGCAATGGACAGATGCTTCCGATCCTGAACTATCTTGGAGAGAATGGCACACATACTGAGTACATTGAAGGTCTTATGGCGACAGATATGAAGAAGACATCTGACGATCTTGCAAGATTTTATAAAGCTGCAGTTTAAGGAGGAACCTATGAAACTTGTTGCAAACAAGCCATGCAATCTGAATGGAAAGAAATATTTCATCGGTGAAGAAGTCCCGGTTGAAGAAGTGGTTGATTACGCCAGTTTAGTAAAGATGGGGCTGTTATCAGTGATTCATGACGCTGTTCCGGAGGATAATCTTGAAGAATGTGTTGCTATGGTAGGAGAGGTAAGCTTTTCTATTCCAATTGTCAAAGGTCACGAGACGATTGATTTGGACGTTACAGAGCCTCAGATGCAGGATGCAGTAAAAACTATGCAGATGAGTGCAGATGCTGCTGTAGCTCATATTAGAGGGAATATTGAGGACGATACAACGCTTATTATCATCAATGCTCTTGACTCCAGAGCAACCGTAAAAAAAGCAGCAGAGTCAAAAGCCAAAAATCTCATTGAACAGGAAGAAAGTAAAGGTGATGCCTGATGGCAGGAACTTATACATATGAACCTGCCATGATCACATCGTATGGGAAAGATCGAATGAGGTTTGAACTTGGAGATGTGATGGTAGATGGAAAAGAGAGAACTTGTGCATTGTCAGACGAGGAATACATCGTTTTGTGTGATGATGTTCAGTCTGCGAAAGATTGGAAACGGGCAAAATTAAAGTGCCTTGAAAGTATATTTCGCAGGTTTTCTTTTGAACCTGATACAACAGTTGGCCCTACCTCATTCAAATTTGGTGATAGGGCTAAATTGTGGCAGGAAGAATATGAGAAGCTGAAGAAAGACCTGAAACTTGCTTCTGTATCCCCATCGGCTATTCTGATGAATGCCGGAGATACAAGCAAACAGCCAGTGCCATATTTCTACAACGGAATGATGAGCCATGAAGAAAGTGATGGTGTAGATATATGATTAGTCCATTTGGCTTGATGTATCTAAGACCGGGAAATTTATGGACAGATTTTGTGGTAAGACGAAAGAGCATTCGCAACATACTCGGACATCCTGTGTCAGATTTTGAAGCGAAAGGCGAGATATCAGGAATACTTGCTGAAGCATCTACACATGAATCTGACCGAATGAAACACAGGTGGGATCAGGAACAGCATTCCTTAACTCACACTCTTGTTATCCGGGATTCTGCAGATGTAAAGCAGGGAGACTATTTGACTACTGCGGGCAGAACCTTTCTCGTTCTTTTATCTGAGGATCCCGGAAACCTTGGAGCAACTGGCTTAATATATCTCGAAGAAAGGAATGATCTGAAATGACACCTGCCGAAGCAGCAGAAGCAGTAAAAGTTCAAGTTCAGACAGATAAGGAACGGATAGAGCAGCAGGTGATCGCAAGATATCCAAGGGCTTCAAATGCCCTTAGAAATGCTGCATTATCTGTACTGGCAAATCCAAGCCCATCTCCACCAGGAAGTCCGCCGGGTGTTCGGAGTGGCAATTTAAGACGAAACTGGAATATGAGTGGCGGTGCGGTATGCATTACGTCAGGCATGGGATACGCTGGTTATCTGGAACATGGAACAAGAAAGATGGCAGCCCGTCCTTTTGTTGACAAGATACAGCAGACGGCATTGCCAAATATAACAGCAATATTTGCAGAAATAGGAGACTGATATGTTTATCAATCGTATTGAACGAGCTGAATTTAATCTGGATGAAATCCGCAGAGGAACGCTTATCTATGCAAAACATAGATCATGGAAAGAAGGAAAATCCGGCATTGTGTACCATGCGTCTGCCGAACGGATTACGGTATTGTATCCGAATGAGAAAACGAACACCCAGAATCATTTTTTTATACCTGTTTCGGAAGATGGAGAATGGGAAATAAGATATTCGAACGATGGGCTTTTGACTATCAAGGAGGGTACAGATGAATCTTAGTGAATTAATATTCAGACGTTTATCTGCAGACGAAGATTTGACGAAAATGCTTGCTACATATGCCGGGGTTCCTGCCATATTCGATTCTGAATTTCCATCAGATCAGCAGGAAGGCTGGGAAGGAGCAACTCAGTATCCTCGAATCTGCTATCGAATTGATATGCAGGTTAATCAGGAACGTTCGTCATCAGGAACATTATATATTGCGATTTATACAGATAAGACCAGTACTGTTATTGACGAAATTGAGAATACTGTAAGACTCCGGCTTCAGGATGTACTTATGAAACCAGACGGAGAGGCTCCTTTCTGTGTAGCATGGGCACGTACAGAATCATATGTGATAGAGGAAAAGGAGGTCTGGTGCAAGGAGGTGGCATTTGACATACTTGAGTATCCGGACCAGCTGAGTACGGATCCAGATCCTGTTCTTGCAGTAGCGGCATATATTAAGCAGTTATTCCCTGAAACGGCAGTTCTTGGAATAGACAGTATAAGTGATTTTATTGAGACGTCAAAGACACCTGTATTTTATTGCAGATTAGCAAATATACAGAAAACAACGGGCCACTGCATGAATACAATTGCATGGTTCATAGGAAAGGTCGCAGTACACTTGATTTATCCGGGGGCTGGTACCAGATTGAAGACTCTGGCATCAATCAATCAAAGAATAGCAATAGATGAAGAAATCATTATGTTGGATGATTCCCCTATGATTATTTCGCAGATGGAATTAAATAATAAGGCTGATTATCTTAGAGAAGGTCAGCTGACCATAACTGGTAAATATGGATGCCTTCGCGGAAATGAAAAGAAACGCAATCTTTCCGGAATTGGCATGGATTTTACAGATTGAAAGGAGAAGCAATGGCAGAGACAAAGAAAGTGTCAGTTCAGGCAGAAGAAAAGCCCGAGCA